GGCTTCCCAAACCGGCCGCTGAATTGGCGACTGGTCCCGGCTCCCGCGCGCCGGGATGGTAGCCACTCACCAGGGGCAGCGTGGCAAAGGAGGGGGTCTATCGAGCAGCCGCGAGCACGGCCGGGGTATCGAAGGGGCATAGTCAACACGTTGAATGGAGTTTCCATGAGGTTCAGTCGTTACATGCTGGCGCTGTGTGCGCTGGTCGTCGGAATCGGAGCGCTGTCACTGGCCAGCTTCGCCAGCGCGCACCCGGCGCAGGCCGCAAAGACGAAGGTCGGGCCGCGTGGTCCGCGTGGTCCAGCCGGTCCGCGCGGTCCTGCTGGTCCGGCTGGTCCGATCGGCCAGATGGGTCTGCCCGGTCCTGTCGGTCCTGCCGGTCCGCTCGGTCCGCAGGGTCCGCAAGGTCCGCAGGGCGATCCCGGTCCGATGGGTCCTGCCGGTCCCGGTGGCAACAACGCCAAAGAGTTCACCTTCCGGGGCGACACATCCACGGCGACCACCACGATCTCGACGCTGGATGGCGTCAAGCTGAACGCCGACTGCAACGCAGCCGGTCGAGTGACGTTGACGGCCGTGGCCACCAACGTCGCGCCGGGCGTCCTGACCGAGCGCGATGGCCTGAACTTCGCCATCGTCCCGCGCTTCGGCGAGGCCAATACCGCAGCGCGCGTCCTGCTCACTCCGTTGAGCTCGGCGAGTTCGCGGGCCGACGTCCAGGTCCATTATGTGTCCAACGCTGGCGAGGACACCACGATCAACATCGCGGCAGTCGATCTGGCTGACGGGCCCAACGGGCTCGGTACCGCTTGCGTCGTCTTCGGCGACGCCATGACGTTCTAAGCGGATCATCGGTGGGCCCGCTCCGTCACGCTGCGGGCCCACCATCCGCTCAGTGAAGGGCCGCAAGCCGAAGCCGATCGAGGAACGAATCCGCGACGGCAACCAGAGTCATCGCCCGCTTCCGGAACCGCTGCTGATCGCCGGACGGCCGCTGCCCGGCGAGCTCGCGCGTCCGCCGCGCCACCTGCCCAAAGAGGGCCGCGACTACTGGCGCGAGACCGTGGCGCGCCTGGTGGACATCGGGATGATCGACCGGGTGGACCGTCCGGCGCTCGAGATGCTGGCGACGGCATACGCGCGCTGGCGCCAGGCGGGCAAGCTGCTGATGACTGCTGACCTGCTCGAGCTCGGCGCTCGCGGCCAGCTGAAGCAGAATCCCGCCATCCGGATCGAGCGCGACGCCGCCACGGTCTATATGCGGATCGCCGAACACTTCGGCGTCACGCCGATCGCGCGCTCGAGGCTGGGGCTGGCCGAAGTCCACCGGCGCAGCCTGGAAGCGGAGATGTCCGGCGCGCTGGCGGGCGAGGCGATCGACGCCGACGTGGTGGACGAAGATGTCGGTCTCCCTGGCGCCTAGCTACGTCACAGAGGGCCCGCGCGTGCGTCGGTTCGGCGAGCGCTTCGTGGTCCAGACGAAGGGCCGCTGGGCCGGGAAGCTGATCGTGCATCAGCCGTGGGAAGTGGCGCTCACCAACGAGCTCTTTCTGAAGCGGCCGAACGGCGAGCGGGTCTACAAAGAGGCGCTGATCGGCGTGGCGCGCAAGAATGGGAAGTCCACCTTCGGCGCCGAGCTCGCGCTGTACGGGCTGATGGGCTCGGCCGAGCAGTCGCCGGAGATCTACGCAGCGGCGGCGAGCCGAGACCAGGCGCGCGTCGTCTTCGACCAGAGCCGCCAGATGGTCGATGCGTCGCCGCGCCTGCGCGACTGGCTGGTGCCCCAGCGCTCGGTCATCCACTGCCGATCCAACCACGGCGTCTTCCGCGTGCTGGCGTCCGATGCGCCGCGCCAGTACGGGCTCAACCCATCGCTGGTGATCATCGACGAGCTCTGGGCCCATCGCACCAGCGAGCTCTACTACGCGCTCACGACCGGCCAGCTGGCGCGTCAGAACCCCCTGGTGGTGTCGATCACCACGGCAGGCTTCGACCGCTCGACGATCTGCTTCGAGCTCTACGAGCGCGGGCGCAAGCTGCGCGCCGAAGGCGGGATCGAAGCGATGCGCGAAGAGGGGTTTCTGTTCTGGTGGTACGAAGCGCCGCCCGGCTCTGACTACCTGGACGAGACGACCTGGAAGGCGGCGAATCCCAGCGAGTGGATCACGATCGAGCAGCTGCGCCGCGAGCAGCGCAGGCTCCCGGAGAACGTCTTCCGGCGCCTGCACCTGAACCAGTGGACGGAGGTCGAAGACGCCTGGATCAAGCCGTGGCAATGGGACGCCTGCCAGGCGCCGGAGTGGACCTGGGACTACGCCGAGCCGACCTGGGTGGGCGTGGACGTCGGCTTCAAGCGCGACTCAGCCGCCATCGTCGCGGCGCAGTTCCACGGCGATGAGCTCTTCGTCTCTGAGCTCATCCTGGATCCGGCCGACCAGGGCCGCGAGTGGGGCGTGGCCGACGTCCGGGGGATGCTCGCGGCCGAGCTCGCGCGCTACACGGCGCTGCGGGAGTGTGCTTATGACCCCTGGAGCTTTCGCGAGAGCGCCGAGATCCTGCTGGAGCGCGGCATCCCGATGGTCGAGTTCCCGCAGTCGGCCGGACGCATGTCTCCGGCGTCAGAAGGGCTCTACGAGCTCGTCGTCGGCTCGAGGTTGCGCCACCACGGCGACCAGACCTTCCGCAGCCAGGTGCTGGCGGCTGTCGCGGCGCCGACTGACCGGGGCGGCTGGCGGATCTCCAAGCGCCGGAGCCTGGAGCGCATCGACGCGGCGGTGGCGCTGGCGATGGCCACCGACCGGGCAGTGACGATGCACAACGTCCGTCCGGCGCGGCGCACGATCGTCTTCGGCTGAGACCGGGACGGTTGCTATAGCGGGCGGCGTGGCGCTGCCAGCGATGACACCGGGCGCGTGGCTGACGTTTCTCGAGGCCAAGCTGGATGCGCAGGTCGAGGCGATCTGCGATCCCGACGCCTACTACAACGGCGAGCAGCGGCTGGCGTTCGCCACGGCGAAGTTCCGCGAGGCGTTCGCGCGCTACTTCCCGCCGCTGGCCAATAACTGGATGAAGCTCGTCGTGGACACGCCAGCGGCGCGGCTCCAGGTGATGGGATTCCGCTTCGACCCGGATCCGACGACGCCGACCTGGGAGCTCGCGGCCGACGCCGACGCCTGGACGATTTGGCAGGCGTCCAACATGGACTCGACGAGCGGGATCGTCCACACCGATGCGATCAAGCTGGGCGTGAGCTACGTCCTGGTCAGTCCACCCGGGCCCGACAGCGACGACCTGCCGCCGATCACAGCCGAGCATCCCTCGCAGTCGTTCGTCTACTGCGACCCGGCCAACCGGCTCACCCGGGTGGCGGCGATCAAGCGCTGGACCGACGAGATGGACGGCTATGCGTATGCGACCGTCTACCTGCCGCAGCAGATCGCGAAGTGGCAGAGCACGGAAACGGTCCGCGAAGGCCGGGAGATCACCTGGCAGCGCCGCTCAGACGATCCCGGTGGGCCCAACGTGATCGGCGTGGTGCCACTGATCCCGGTCGAGAATAAGCCGGACCTGATCTTCGGTGGCCGGTCAGATCTCGAAGAGGCGATGCCCATCCAGGACGCCGTAAACAAGCTGTGTCTGGATATGCAGGTCTCGAGCGAGTTCCACGCCTATCCGCAGCGCTACGCCACCGGCTGGGAGCGCTCGACCGACGCCGATGGTCACGAGCTCACCAGCCGCCAGGTCGAGCTCTACGCCAGCCAGACGCGGATGTGGCGCGCCGAGAGTTCGGACACCAACTTCGGCCAGCTTTCACCCGGCGATGTCAACAATTACATCCAGCCGATCAGCATGTATATCGACCACCTGGCGGCGGTCACTCAGACACCGGCGTACTACCTGAAGGGCCAGATGGCCAACCTGTCAGCCGACGCGCTACACGCCGCCGACGCGGGCCTGGTGGACCGCTGCTGGCGCAAGATCAACAACGGCTTCTCTGACGCCTGGGAAGAAGTGATGCGCACGGCGTTCCTGGCTCGAGGCGACACGGCGCGCGGGAAGGCCACCAGCGCCGAGACGATCTGGAAAGACCCAGAGCGCCGCTCCCTGAGCCAGCAGGTCGATGCGGCCGTGAAGATGCGCCAGGTGCTCAGCGTGCCGCTGGAGATGTGCTGGGAGCTTCTGGGCTGGTCGCCGGAGCAGATCCGCCAGGCGCGGGACATGATGAACCTGCCAGCGGCGCCGGGCGTCCCGCGCGTGCTGCCGCCGAGCGATCCCAATGCGCTCGTCTCCGATCCGTCAGCGCCGGGTGGACTGGGCAAGGCCAGCGAGGCAGTGGTGAAGCTGGGCCAGCCGGAGATCCTGGGGCCCAACGGACGGCCGATCGCGGCCACGCCACCGGCCGCAGCCTGATCAGCGGCGGATCCGGCGCCAGTCGTATTCGACGATGTGGACGGCCAGGAAGCGCAGCGCCGCGTCGGGCGTGCTGGCCGACGCTGCGAGCGGGCGCCGCAGCGGGTCGGCCATGATCATCGCCGTCCACTGACCGGCGTCGCAGGAGAGCTCCAGGCGCGCCGGGGTGACGTGGCGGCGCGCGTCCAGGCGCTCGAGGGCGCCAGCGATCCGCCCGATCGCGGCGGTGGTCACGCTGGCGTCGAGCTCGGTCACGGCGCTGAGCGCTCGGCCGGGGTGAGCGGGACCCAGCGCGTCGAGCCGACCGGCGACCAGCGGCCGTTGGGAAGGCGCTGCTGGAGCAGGCCGCATCCCTGGCAATTGCGGACGCGGCCAAGCGTCGGATCGGCGCTGTACTTCCAGCGGTGCTTTCCGCCATTGGAGAGGCACATCTGGCTCACGACTCGACTCCGTTTCGCGGGCGCTCCGGCGCGGGCCGGTTGCGATGGGTGATCTGGTGCAGGCGCTGGCGCGTGATGCCGGTGGCGCCCGAGATCTGCTCGAAGGTCCAGCCTTCGGCCACGGCGCGGCGTACGGCGTCGTTACGGCGCTCTCGTGCGCTCTCAGCGCGGCTCGAGGCCGACTGGTAACGCTGCTCGAAGAGCTCCAGCTGGCGGGCGGTCATCGTGTCTCCCTGGGGGTCTGCTCGTGGTGGATGCGTGCGTTGTACCCGGTGGCGTAGGCGTCGCGCTGGCGCAGCTTCTCGGTCTGGCCAGCGCCATCGTTCCAGCCATCGACGAAGGCGCTGCGCGAGCCGCCCGTGGTGTACCGGTTGGCTTTGTCGCGGGCGCGCCGCAGCACGCCTTCCGGCGAGGTCCAGAAGCTCATCGGGCACCTGCCGCGCGGTTTGCCCAAGTGGACTTCGAGTAATCCCAAGCCGGAGCGGCGGGCTCCGGCTCGGGCTGCGGCTCGAGCTCGCAATCGGTGGCGTGGATCCAGCGCTCGCGGCCGTCAGCGTTGGCGACCAGCAGGCGCGGCTCGGGCCCGTACGTGCCTTCCAGGTGCTTCAGCCGGACGATGGTCACGGTCTCGCCAGCGGCGAGCGCCGGGCGGTCCTGGTAGCGGCGCACGGCGCGCCGCATCGTGGCGGTCGCGCCGGGGTGGTCCCAGATCTCGCGGCCGACCTGGATGGCGGTGATGTCTTCCATGCTCATTTCAGGCCACCGGGATGCTGTAGCGGCGCTTCGTGCCATCGGCGAAGGTGACGATCAGCGCGGTGCGGGTCTCGTCGAGCTCAGCCCAGTTGCTGCCCCAGCCTGCGGCGGCGTCGGCGTCGATGCGGGCCAGGATCTGGTCGATGCGTGCTTCGCGGTTCATGTTGCCTCTTTTCGTGTGCGGTGGTTGGTGGTGCTGCGCTTCAGTATAGCAGCGCGTCAAGACCTATTGACGCGCTGCCGGGGAGGGGATCAGAGACCGGCGCGGTCGCGCTGCTCGAGCTCCCATTCGATGCCCCAAGGCGCCAGGCGCTCTTCCAGCGTCGGCTCGTTGGGATCGTCGATGCGGATTTCCGTGGCCAGGCGGCGATTGATCTCAGCCTTGACGGCGGCGTATTCGGCGCTGTCGGCGTCCAGCTGAGCGCAAAAGGCGCAACCGACGTGCGCCACGCCGTCGTCGTAATCGGCTTCGGCGGCGGCGCAATGCAGGCCGTCCACTTCGAGCGCTTCAGCGCGGCGGACGTCGGCGTAAAACAGCCAGTCTTCAAGCTGGCGGTCGGGGGTGGTGGTGAGATCTTCCATCGTTGCCTCTTTTCGTTGGTACTGGGTGGCGCTGCGCCGTTGATACTAGCAGGTCGTCAAGACCTATTGACGACACAGCGCGGCGTACCAACATTGAGACTTCCACTAATACCAACGTTGGCACATCGGATTAGTTGACTTTAGGCGTAACATCGACGCCAGTCGTGGCTGACGACAACGACACCAACGGCCAGGAGCCGAACGCCGGGGCCGAGCGCTCCGGAGAGCAGTCAGACGCATCATCAGGTCGGGGCCAGGCGCCCGCCCAACAGCCGGACACCACCGGATCGCAGGACGATCTGGCGCACCTTCCCGAGCGGGATCGTGAGTACATCCGGCAGCTTCGCAGCGAGAACGCACGGCGCCGTACCAGTGAACGTCAGCTGAGTGACGAGCTCCAGGCGATCAAGGATCGCGACAAAACCGACCAGCAACGGATGTCCGAAGAGCTCGAGGCTCTGCGGAAGGAAAAGGCTGGCTGGGAGCACGCGAAGACGGCTGCGGCCGTCGCACGGGATAAGGGGATCCCGCTCGAGTGGGCGGATCGTCTCCGTGGCTCCACGCGCGAAGAGTTGGAAGAGGACGCGGATCGACTCCAGTCGATGATCGGAAGCTCACCTGACGGCTCCGGCCGTGGTGAGCGTTACACCGACTTCGACGCAGGAGTCAGAGGCGGTTCACCCGGCGCTGCCGACATGAACCAGCTGATCCGACGTTCCGCAGGGCGCGGCTAACCCGCCGCGACATCCCCGGCGACGGGGACCTGACCAACGTCGAGCAGGAGGGCAGTCGCCATCCCGTACAACACAGCCATCCAGCGCGGGGATGTCGCTGCGCGGATCCCCGAGATCATCAGCAACCAGATGCTGACGAACCTGTCGGCGACCAGCGCTGCGCTGTCGCTCGGCACACGGATCAACATCCCCACCGGGACGCTTCGGTTTCCCGTCCTGTCGGCGCTCCCCGTCGCCTACTGGGTCGCGGGTGACACCGGCATCAAGCAGACGAGCTCGGTCAGCTGGGACAAGAAGTACATCGACATCGAAGAGCTCGCGGTGATCGTGCCGCTGCCGGATTCGGTCTATGAGGACTCCGGCTTCGATGTGTGGGCGTCCATCCAGCCGCTGCTCGAGGGCGCGATCGCTCGAGCCTTCGATGAGGCGGTCTTCCTGGGCATCAACGCACCGGGCAGCTTCCCAGTGAACCTGGCAGCTGCTGCCACGGCGGCGGGCAACGTCGTCCAGGCCGGGACAGCGGCCGAAGAGGACGGCGGGCTGGCAGCCGACATCTCGGACCTGATGACCACGCTCGACGACGACGGCTATATGGCCGATGGCGGCGTCGCGAAAACCAGCCTGCGCGGCGCGGTGCGGCGTATGTCAGCCACGCCGCTGCTCAACCGTCCCGGCGCCGTTCTGACACCGGACGACTGGTATGGCGTGCCGATCACCTACCCGATGCGCGGGCTGTGGGGAACCGCTGCCGCTGCACCGGAGGCGATCATCGGCGACTTCACCAATCTCGTCGTCGGCGTCCGGCGCGACTTCACCTACAAGATGCTCACGGAGTCAGTAATTACTGACAACACCGGGGCCATCATCTACAACCTGGCACAGCAGGACATGACCGCGATGCGGCTGACCTTCCGGGCTGGCTACCAGGTCTCCAACCCGATCAATTACGACCAGCCAAACGCGGCGGCGCGGTATCCGTTCGCCGTGCTGAGTCACGCCTAGAGGGGAATCGCATGGCTGACGACACCACCACGAAGAGCGGCAGCAAGGGCGCGGCAGTGCCACCGAAGGGCGGCTCACCGGAGACCACCGGCGAGCTCATCGAGCACGACAAGGCATACGACACCGGCTGGCTGGGGACGCGCAACAACCCGCACGCCGATGAGGAATACGCGCTCACCAGCGGGCCCGAGTCACCGGGCGCGCGGGACGTCGAAGACGAGTAACCGATGGCGGCGGCACCCGGCGAGCTCGAGCGGCACGTGCTGGCGCAGGCCAACCGTGTCAAGCGCCAGGCGTTTCGCGCTGGGCTGATGGCGAAGTTCGCCGGGGATCCCGTCGCCTACCAGCAGCTGGTGGCTGACAGCTACGTGCTCGTCGAGTTCCAGCAGGACATGGCACTGGCGCCCGACGACGCCAGCGACTGGGAAGGGCCCGCAGGCAATCAGGACTTGAATCCGTGAGCGAGACCGAGACCACCTACAGCTGGCAGTTCGCCCAGACGCTGTTTCCCGATGTGCCGATCGATCAGGTGTCGCCGACCGTCAAAGACGTCGCGATGCTCGAGCACACGCGCACCGTTGACAGCACGGGCGACGAGATCGGCGACTTCACGGACGACACGCGGCCGACTGACGCTGACGTCACTCTGCTGATCAACCAGGCGGTGATGATCATCCTGGACCAGCTGGACGTCCAGGTCGCGCCCGCGCTCTATCCGGCCATCAAAGAGGCAGTGACGCTCGAGGCCGCAATCCTGGTCGAAAGCTCGTTCTTCCGGGAGCAGATGAACGAAGGGTCAGTGTCGATGTACTCGACCATCCTGGCCGGGATGATCAAGATGCTTCAGGTCAAAACCGGCACAGCGACCGGGGATGGCACTGGCAGCGGCGCTGGCGGCGTGGACTCCGTGATGGTGCGCGGCGTGATGGCTGAGTGGGATCCGTTCCTGCCCGAGCCGCCACTGGATCCGGTCTTCGAGTGGGAGATCGACAGTGCCAACGATGACACCGGGGGCGAGGGCTGATGCCGCAGATCGGCGTCGAGCTCGTCGGCGCACACGGCACGATGAGCCACCTGCGCGAGATCGCCGGTCGGGCCCGCGATCCGGAGGCGGCACTGCGCCGCGTCTTCCCGATCTTCGAGCGTGCCGAAGCCGAGCTCTTCGAGAGCCTGGGCGGCAAGTACGTCCGCACCGGCGCCACTCGCAAGTCACTGACCGAGCCGACCGCAAAGGGTGCGGTGCGCGAGGTCCACGGCACTGAGTTCGTCTTCGGCTCGAAGGTCTGGTATGCGAAGTTTCAGGGGACCACCGGGCCCGGCTCGCACCGGCCACCTTCGGCCATCCTGAAGCTGACGCCGGAGATGGCGCGCGAGGCCAGCGAAGCGGTGCTGGCCTATGTCACGGCCGAGGCGCGCGAGGGGGTGCGGCTGTGAGTGCGCTCGCTGAGTGGGGCCCGCTCGTCGTCGCCACCGACGTCGATGACGCCGTGATCGACGTCATCCGCAAGTGGATCAACACGTATCTGAGCCAGGCCGAGCTCGAGCGCAGTCTGGGCGACCACGCGCTGAAACGGCCACGGCCAGCCAACATCATCAACGCGCTGACCGTCGCGGAGTTCATGGACAACGCGCTCCCGGCGATCGTCGTCAACACGACCAACACGAGCTCGACTCCGATCGTGATGGCCGGGGGTGACACCACGGCGTTCTGGCGGGCGACGATCAGCTGCGTCGTCCGTGGCAAGACGCAACCGGCGACGAAGTGGCACGCATCGCTCTATGAGGGGTGCGTGCGGCGGCTGATGGTTCAGCGGGCGCAGAAAGAGCACGGACTGATCACTGATTGCCGCTGGGAGTCAACCCTGGTCCAGCCGGTGGCTGACACCAGTGGCGCGGGTCGCTGGCTGGCAGCTGGCGTCGGTCAGTTCACGCTCGGCGTGGACGTGGCCATGAACGGCGTAGTGGGGCCGTCTGTGCCGGATGTCGGGCCATACGACCCGCTGGCGACAGTCCAAGAGATCGACGTGGATCTCGAAACGATGAACGGAGATGGCTGATGAGCTTCGGCGTAATCGTCAACGAGCGCACGGCGCCACCAGCGCAGGGAGCGCCGACCGATACCGGGACATGGTTCGTCACTGGGAAGGTGGCCACTGGGCCCACCGATACACCGGTCACCACTCACTCGATCCAGGACTTCGAGGCGGCATATGGCGCGCGTGCCACCGGCAACCAGGATCTCTATGACGCGGTGGACGTGGCGTTCCGCGAGGGCGCCAACAAAGTCGTCGTCGCAGGCCAGGCGACCGGCAGCGACTACGGCGACGGGCTGGCGCTCATGGACGACTGGCGCCTGGGCCCGGGCCAGGTCTCACTGATCGGCGCGCCGCAGAGCGCCGACATCGCAACCGACCTAACCACGTTCTGCACCAACAACAACCGGGTCGGCGTGCTCGACGTCAACCAGGCCGACACCTACGCCGAGATGGAAGACACCGGCGCGCTGATGCCCGCCAACAGCGACCAGCTGGCGATGTTCGGTCCCTGGGTGGTCGTGCCGGGCGCGGCCGGGATCGTCGGCGGCGCCGATCGCCAGGTGCCAGCGTCGGCGGTCATCGCCGGGCTCTGCAATCGCGTGGATCTCGACGGCAATCCGAACCGCGCGGCGGCGGGCCGGGACTACCCGCTCCAGTACGTCACCGACTTCGCGCTGACGCCGCCCACCGACACGGAGCGGTCTGGTCTGTTTGCCGCTGGTGTCAACGCCTTCGCCAACGACTTCGGCGTGCTGGAGAACTACGGCTTCCAGACCAACATCGCGCCGACCGAAGCCACACCGTTCTGGCAGTTCAACTGTGCGCGCACACGGATGTGGCTCAAGGCGCAGGCGAAGGCCGCAGGGTCCCCGTATATGTTCCGCTCGCTCGACGGCGAGGGGCGGCTGGCTAACTCGCTGAAGACGGACATCGACGCGATCTGCCTGGGGCTCTACAACGCCAACGGGCTCTTCGGTGCCACACCGGCCGACGCCTTCCGCACGACGGTCACCACGACCATCGACGAGACGGCGATGGGGACGCTGCACGTCGTGCTCGAGGCGCGCTACTCGCTGCACACACGCGCAGTGATCATCGATCTGGTGTCCATCCCGATCACCGGCTCTCTCTAAGTCAGCAGGAGATGACAGATGACTTACATCCGCGAAGACCAGGCCGATATCCGGCTCACTGTCAACGGAGTCGTATACGGAGACACCTGGGCCACCTACGACGGCGGCGCGCTCACGGCATCCGATGCCAAGACGCGGCCGGGCGGGCTCGGTAAGGAAGTCAGCGTCGGCGGTCCGGCGTCGCGCGGCGATCTCACGCTCACCATCCAGATGTCCGACATCGTGGCCGGTTGGCACAAGACGCTCGAGTCGATCGTCGGCGGCGGCGTCTGCAAGGCGTCCGTCGCCTACATCAACCCAGACCGGACGCCGATCCCCGGCGCCACCTTCAGCCGCACCGGGACGCTCAAAGAGGCATCGCTGCCGACTGCCACCTATGACAGCGGCGATGTCGGCATGTACCAGGTGGTGCTCAGCTGCGACGAGCTCGCGGCGTAAGGGGCACCAGAGCAGGGCCAGTCACAGTCCAGCCGCCACGCGCGGCAGTCACAGTTAGGAGGGCCGCACGATGGCCACCACGGAAGAGCAGGCTGAGCTCACCGGAGCCGAGCTCGAGGGGACATCGCTCGAGAACCGGCTGCGCCGCCACCGATCCGAGCTCGACCGCTATCAGACCGAGAAGTTTCCGGTCCCCCGCTGGGGCCGGATGGTTCACGTCGAGCTCGGCGTGGTCGGCTACAAGCGGCTGGCGCGGATCGCCGACTCACACCGGCGCGTGCGCGACGAGCCGACCCGCAATCTCTACATCGGCGCCGACGCGCTGCTGGCAGCCACCGTCGCTTTCTATGAGGTCAAGGCGGACGGCAGCCTGGAGCCTGCCGACCTGGACTGGGTGAAGTTCGCCCGCGCGGCGTATCCCGAGCTCGACGCGGCCACGTCGGCGCGCGTGGCGCTGATCAAGGTCATCGGCGACGACCTGCTGCCGGAGTTCGTCCAAGAGTGGCGCGACTGGAACCGCGAGCGTGGTGAAGACAGCGACAGCGAGCTCGCGGCGGATTTAGGAGCGACCCGCTCGTGAACCTGGCACACGCGGCGATCATGGCCGAAGTCCCGGTGGATCTCGGCTGGCTCTACCGGCTCGAGGATCCCGATGAGCGGCTGTTTGCGGCCGTGGTGATCGAGCGCGTCCAGGAAACACGGCGGGCCATCGCCGCCGAAGAGAAGCGCCGCATCGACCAGGCCAGGCGGCGCTGATGGCCAGCGAAGAGCTACTGCTGCGCATCCAGGTCGAGGGCGCCGACACAGCGGCAGTGAAGGTCGAACGGCTCGAGCAGGGCATCGGGCGCACGTCGAACAAGGCCAAAGAAGCCGAGAAGTCGATGGGCATGTTCTCGCGCGGTCTGAAGGGGATGGCGCGCGGCTTCGGGATGGTGGCCAGCACGGTCGGCGTGGCGGGCGTCGGGCTGGGCCTGGCCGAAGCGATCAAGAGCGCCGAGCAGTTCCAGGACGTCCAGAAGCAGCTGGGCGTCGCCGTCAAGGCGGCGGGCCTGGACATGCGCGAGGGGACCAAGCGGCTCAGCGAATACTCAGAGGCGCTGTCGGTCCGTGGCGGCTTCACAGCGCCGGAGAACCTACAGAGCCTGACGACGTTCATCCGCATTACCAAGAACGTCACCAAAGCACAGCAGATGCTGTCGCTGGCCACCAACATCGCACGCGGCACGCATAAGTCACTGTCGGCGTCTACGCGCGCCGTGATGATGGCTGAGTCGGGACGGCTGTCGGGGCTCACCCGGTTGGGCATCATCCTGCCCAAGAACGCCACGGCCACGAAGGCGCTGTCGATCCTCCAGGATCGCTACGCCGGTTCGACGAAGGCGTATTCCGAGACGGCGGCGGGCGCCATGTCGGACTTCGAGCACACCGTCGAGCAGCTGGGCGAGAAGATCGGCGCCAAGCTGATCCCGCCACTAACGGCGGCGTTCAAGTTCCTGAATCGGCTGGTGGACCAGTTCGAGCATGGGAAGGGTCTGGGCGGTCAGATCCGCATCGTCTTCGAGCACATCGGCGACGCGCTGAAGAGCATTTGGGAGTGGCTGAAAAAGGTCGAGTTCGACCACCTGGGCGGTCAGCTGAAGACGGTCTGGAAGTGGGCGAAGGAAGCCTACAAAGGGCTGATGGACCTGGTGGACGCCTTCCGCAAGGGGCGCGCCTGGGCAGTGGCGATCGGTGCGGCGGTCGGCGGGCTGATCGCCTACAAGCTCGCAGTCCAGGGGATCGCCATCGCCACGGAGGGCTGGGCGAAGGCGCAGGCGCTGCTCGACGCGGCGATGGACATGAGCGTGCTCGGGCTGGTCATTGCGGGCGTGGTGGCACTGGGGATTGCCTTTTATGAGGCGTACAAGCATGTCGGTTGGTTCCGCAACCTGGTCAACGCGGTCTTCAAGTGGCTGAAGGGCGCGGTCTCCGACGTCATCGGCTTCATCTCCAAACACTGGAAGCTGCTCTTCGAGATCTTCGGCGGGCCGGTGGCGTGGATCATCCTGCACTGGAAGGGCCTGATCTCGTTCTTCAAGAGTGTCCCCGGCGCCATCGTCGGCGTCTTCAAGGGGATCGGCGATGCGATCTCGGGCATTTTCGAGGGCGCCGTCCGGGGCATCGTCTCGGCGATCAACTGGGTGATCAAGCAGCTGGACAAGTTGCACATCCACATCCCCAGCATCGGGCCCATCGGCGGGGGTGACATCGGCTTCAACATCGCGCCGCTGGGCATGCCGTTTAGCAAGCCGAAGCCAACGGTCTCGCACAGTCTCCCCGGCCACGCGCACGCGCTCGGCGGGATGATCTTCGGCGAGGGCCATCGGGACACGATCCCGTTCCTGGGCAAGCCGGGCGAATACGTCGCCACGGATCGGATGGTCAAAGAGGTCGGCTCGTCGGCGATGGACGCCTGGCGCGCAGGCGGCCCGCCACCGGGCCCGCAGGCGGTTTTTGAGGGCGCCATCCACCTGCACATGGACGGCAAGCAGGTAGGCATGGCACTGGTCCGCCAGGGGCTCCAGCAGAAGGCGCTGGCCTGATGCCACGCTCGACTCTGGGCCAGCTGATCACCTTCGCCACGGAGATCAGCGCCGACGAGACCTTCGCCGCGTATCTCTGGGTGACAGCCAAGCGTGGCGACACGCCGCGCAAGATCGCCGCCCGGCGCGGCCATCCCGAGCGCGGGGTGGTTATCGCGCAGCTGAACAAGCTCCGCTCAGAGTGGACGAAGATCAAGCCGGGCCGACGCATCCGCATCCCCGGCAACATGAAGCAGGGCGACAGCTTCGACGTGCTGCCGCAAGACATGCTCCGGCCGCTGGTGACGGCTGGCTATGCCACCTATCAGACCGTGGCGCGTCCGGGCCAGCTGGGCGTTAACCAGTTCATGGGTTACGACCCGCTGGTCTTGTCTGTGCCGATCCAGTTCGAGGCCACCGGCGATCGGAGCGGCGATGGCGTCGAGGCTGACATCACCACGCTCGAGCGGATGGCCGGACGCGGCAACTTCAAGGGTGCGGCAGCCGGTCCGCCAGCGGTCATCCGGATCAGTGTCACCGACGCCTACGGCAAGATCGTCCCGCTGGTCTCCCCCAGCTATCAGTGGTCGCCGCAGAATCCATCAGCGCCGCTGTGGCGCATCGGTGGCGGCACGGCCGGGATCGACTGGGACGCCAGTCCGCTCAGCAACGCCAGCGGCAAGCGCATCCGGCAGCTGGCCACGGTCACGCTGACGCAGTACACGCCGATTGTCCTGGCGCAGCGCTCGGCTTCGGTGCGGTCCAAGCAGCGCAACACGAAGCGGCGGACCGTGTGACCGGGCTCATCACAGCGTCGGATGTCACCTTGACGGAGCCAGACTCCGGCATCATCGCCAAGTCGCTGCTGGCGTCGGCCAAGAAACTGCGCAAGCAGGCGCCGAGCCAGATGGACCTGGCCAACGCCATCACCGATGTGTCGATGACGTCGCCGCTGGCGGGCGCGCCGTCGATCGTGCTGTCACTGCTGGACCCGCTCTGGAATCTGTTGGACTCGACGTTCTTCGACGCCGACCAGGACGGGCGCCTGGATCCGCTCCAGCTGGTCTACCCAGAGGGCCGTTACACCTGGGTGCTGAGCCAGCTGTCGCCATCGGGCTCGGCGCACACGATGGACGTCACCTTCGTCCCGAAGCTGGTCTACGACCTTCAGCACAAATACGGGCCCAAGAAAGCCAACCGGGCGAGCACGACGCGCGCCGAGTTCATCCGCTCCCTGGTCAATGAGGTCGGCGGGCGGCTGTACTGCAAGCAGCTGGATGTGAAGCAGCCGATCGGCGCGGGCCAGGCGAGCTCGCAGCCGAGCTCCAAGCAGGACGACGCCAACGCGGCCAAGACCAACGGGCTCGGCAAGAACGCGAAGGGCCTGACCTGCAAGGGCCAGGCGCTGTCGGCCAGCCAGATCAAGGTGATCAACCTGGCACTGGGCGCCGCCGAGCAGGCGGGCGCGTCGAAGATCGTCACCGAAGCGCTGATCTACGCCGGGATGGGTGAGTCAGACCTGGGCGACGACGCCACGACGTACGGCGGCGGGCCATCGGTCGGCGTCTGGCAGGGGTTCCCGAGCGACTGGGGCGACGGCCGCGACGTGGCCAAGCAGGCGCTGGCGTTCCTGCAAGGCGGGCCCAGCTTCAAGGGCAGCGGCGGCGCGATCAAGGTGGCGCAGGAAAACCCCAACTATGCGGTGTGGCAGATCGCCAACGACACCGAGCGCAACAACGCCTGGAACACCGGCAAGACCGACTCATACGCCAGCGGCTTCCCGGGCGGCACGTCGGCCGGTGAGACCGAAGCCGCCAACATCGTCGAGGCGGGCGGTGTCAACGGGCTGAGCTCCGGCAGCTTCGAGGAAGTCCAGCCGTACTACTTCACGGTCGGCGGCAGCGCCAATCCAAACGAGAGCTATTGGGACGCCATCCAGCGGCTGGCGCAGGAGGTCAACTGGGCGCTCTTCGTGGACGGCTCGAGGATCTATTACGACAGCCAGATGACACTGATCAAGCAGGTCGTGGCGGCACAGCTGAACCGCGACGACCTGGAGATCATCGACTGGTCTTTTGACTGGGAGAGCCGCCAGATCGCCACGCAGTTTTCGCTGACGGCGATGTGCGAGCCGTTCGAGTTCCACGCGGGCGACGTCTTCAAGCTCGAGAACTTCGGCACGGCCAGCCAGGGCTCGACGGCCAGGCTCCCCGGCCGCTGGCTGGTCTCCAACATCACCCGGCAGAAGTCGGCGCTCTCGAGCCAGTTCACCCTGGTCCAGCCGGTCAAGCCGACCAAAGAACCGGCGCCGGAGGTCAAGAGTGTCGATGTCAGCAGCGGCACGCCGTCGCTGGCCGATGTGCAGGCGCTCAAGAACCAGGATCCAGCCACGGCGGGCGCCGCGCAGGCAGCGGCGAAGTACCTGTCGAGTCTGAAGGTCCCCTACGCCAAGCTGGACCGCGACGTCACCCGCAACCTGGCGCCGGAGGCGGGCAAGCCATACGACGGCCAGCACGGGCTCGACTGCTCGGCGTCGGTCGGCTGGGTGCTCAACGCAGCCGGATTCCCGCTACCTGGTCCGGCGACAGCCGCACCGGCGTCGGGCGCCTATGAGACCTGGGGCGACCCGGGGCCCGGCAAAGAGATGACGATCTGGACGGCGCCCAGCCACATCTTCATCGAGTTCCACCTGAAGGGTGACTCACACAGCCAGGGCAACACATCGGGCCCGCAGGGCGCCGGTGCGGGGTTCGGCTATTTCGCCTGGGGCGGCGCAGGCGCAGCTGACGCCAAGACGTTCACGGCGCGTCACTGGAAGGGGACATGAGCGCGACCGACCTGACCGGCTTCGCCACACCGGGCGCCACCGGGAGCTCGGCGAGCTCGGGCACCAGCGCGCCTGCGATGGTCAACCGGGCCACCATCGCGCGAGCTCCGGCCGACTACACGGACGGGATGGACGTCAGTCTCCAGGGACTGGGCCAGGCGTTCCCGTTCGAGATCCCGGCCGGTCACTGGGACAAGCGCGGCGCGCTGCCCGCACTGGGCGCGTTGTGCCTGGTGATCTTCGACGATCGCGGCGACGTCTGGGTCCCGCTGGTCTATTCGACCGACGCGGCAGCGGGCGGCAGCGGCGGCGGCAACGTGGACGGCGGCTTTCCTGATTCGGTCTACGGCGGGACGCCGCTGGTCGATGGCGGGGTGATCAGCTAGTGGCGCAGATCATCCAGATGCGACGCGGCGACGCCGCCCAGTGGACCGCCGACAACCCGCTGCTGGCGGAAGGCGAGATCGGGACCGAGCTCGATACGCACAAGTGGAAGTGCGGCGATGGGCTGCTGCACTGGATCGACCTGCCGTACGTCACCGGTGGACCTGGACCGCAGGGCCCGAAGGGTGACACCGGAGCGCAAGGGCCCACCGGCGTCACCGGGCCAGCCGGACCGAAGGGCGACACCGGAGCGCCGGGCCCAACGGGAGCCACCGGCTCCATCGGACCAGCGGGCGCTACCGGGCCCGCAGGCGCCACTGGGCCCGCAGGCGCGGCCGGGCCGCAGGGCGTCAAGGGCGATACCGGGGCGACCGGTGCGCCCGGCACAGACGGCGCTACCGGCGCGCAGGGGCCGAAGGGAGACCCGGGCACGGCAGGCGCTACGGGACCCGCTGGTCCCACTGGTCCCACCGGATCGGCTGGGCCGCAAGGTGTCAAGGGTGACACCGGCGCGACGGGCACGACCGGCGCCACCGGACCGACCGGACCGACCGGACCAGCCGGTCCCCCGTTCCAGGCCAAGAACTTCATCATCGGCGGCGCGATCGCGGTCCCGAGCGGCGACACCAACTACATCCCGCCCGCTTTCGTCTACGTGCCATCGGGCACCAGCCAGTCGCTCAAGCAGGTCCGCTCGGTCATCCATAGCGGGACGTCGGTCACCTTCAAGATCCAGAAGAACGGCGTGGACGTCACCGGCTTTACCGGACTGACGGCCACCACGACAGCGGGCCAGGTGTCGCCGACAGCGGTGGCCGTGGCCGATGGTGACCTGCTGGCTGTCGTGGTCACAGCGGTGTCGGGATCGCCGCAGAATATGAGCGTCGAGCTCGTGATCGCATAATGGCGACCGCGACGCGCTCGACCGGCTTCCCGGTCCAGGCCACCAGCACAGAGTCGGTCGCTGTCAACCCGCAGAAGGTCGGCGACTTGATGATCGTCGCCGGACGTCGCGGCAACAACACATCCGACATCACTGCGATCACGGGCGGCGGCTGCACCAACTGGACCAAAGTCGTCGATCACGCCGATGCGTCGAACTTCATCTATGCCTTTATGTGGATGGGAACCGTCAGCACGGTCGGCTCGGCGACGCTGACGCTGACGGTCACCGATCCCGGTGTGTCGAGTGAGTTCAACGTGGACTCATGGACGACCACGGCGGCGGGCACCTGGAAGGTGGACGTCAGCAATTCCACCTTTTCCGGCGCTGGCGTCCCGGCGTTTGCGTCGCTGACTCCGACGAAGGCCGCGAGCAGTCCGATCTCCGAGCTCTATTACGGCTGGATGTTCACCACCGGCGGCTACACGGCCGGATCAACCGCTGGCTACACCTACGAGACCACACCCTTCGGCGACGGGCCGGTGGTCTGGAACGCCAACGTCACCAGTGGGGCGCAGAAGCCAGCGATCACTGCGCCGTCAGCCACCTATGTCGCGGTGGCCGCGCTCTTCTACTTCGCGCCAGCGCCGCCGATCCTGGATTGCGTCTGAGGGGAGACCAGATGAGCTATCCCGAGCGTCCCCACTTCCAGCAGCCGTTCACCCGGCCAGCTGGGCACAGCGTCAACGTGATCGAGCAGGACACGCCGGATCACATTCTCAGCTGTCAGTGGACGATCGCTGCCTGCCCGGTCGGCTTCCGGCTCGAGCGGCCGGAGTTCGGCTGGCCGTTCTCTGCCGGTCGATTACGCCGCGCTGGTGGATGCGCTGAAGACCTTCGAGCCGCGAGCTCCCGACATCACTGCGGCCGAAGCCGAAGACCTGGTGCTCGGCGCCGAGACGATCCTGATCAGAACGAAGGTGGAGAGCGATGGCAACGACTAGCGACGCGGCGGCGTTCGTCCAGCTGCCAATGACCACCGACGAGCAGACGCTGGCGGATGAGGCCGTCGAGGCGCTGCGCGCGGCGTGGCCGGACTGGGAGCCCAACGACGGCGACATCGAAGTGGTCCAGATCGAGGCGCTGGCGGCGATGTTCGCCAACGCGACACAGCTGGCGGCACAGATGCCCGAAGCGGCACTGATCGCCTACGGCACGAAGCTACTGGGGATCCCCTTCGGCGCCGGGACGCCAGCGGCGACCACCTGCGAGTTCACCGTCGAGAGCGACGTCGGCTACACCATCCCGGCCAGCAGTCAGCTGGCCATCGACGGCTTCGCCTTCGACGTCACCAACGATGTCGTCTTCGCGCCGGACGGCGCCACGACCCAGAGCGCGCTGGTGACGGCGGCGGAAAACTCGAGCTCGTACAACGGGCTGGTCGGCGCCAACGTCGTCGGCGTCAGCCTTCCGGCGTTCGTGGTCAACATCACCGTCGATGCGCCGACCGCTGGCGGCGTCGATCCCCAGACGCCGGACGACTACGCCGGGGATCTGTCGCTCGAGCTCCAGCTGACCAGCCGGGCGATCATCACGCTGCCCGACTATGAGATCGCCGCTGAGGCGCTGCCCGGGATCGAGCGCGCCTACGCGCAGACCGACGACGCGCGCAACGTCACAGTGACACTGCTCGGCGACGGCGGGACGGTCGTCGCCGACGAGCTCAAGGATCAGCTGGCGGCGATCTACCAGGCCGATCGCCTGGTGAATGTGACAGTCGGGCTGGCGGATCCGACGTTCACCGAGATCGACGTGGACTGGGCGGTCGTGGCCTATCTCAACTATGACGCCACCGACCTAGAAACGCGCATCAACGCCACGCTGGCCGAAGCGCTGTCACCGTCGCTCTACGGCTCCCAGCCAGCCGGAGACATCTCGGGCGGTCCGCCCAGCTGGACCAACGACCCAACGATCCGCGCGATGAAGCTGGTCCAGATCGTCGGCGACGTCCAGGGCGTCGATTACGTCACGGCGCTGTCGATCAACGGCGGCGCCGACTTCGAGGACTTCACGATGCCCGGCGAAGTGGCACTGCCGACGCCGGGCACGATGACCGGGACCGTGGCGACGCCATGACCTGGGCCGACGACGCCGTGGCGGCGATCGCTCCCTGGTGGACGGCCGACCACGAGACCTACATC